ATTAATTGCATATTCTGCAACCTTACAATCGAAAGCAAGTATTTCAAGCGCTTTCTTTTCATCAATAACAGTGAATTTTTCACCGCTTCCAATTACATGACCATAGCCTATGGTATTTTTACCCGCTGGGCAAATGTACGGCTTAGGTTGAAATGATTCAAACCGTTTGATTAAGTCTAGCCCTTTTTCTGATATTTTCATCTTAAGTAACCAATCATCTCAAGAAAGGAGGCAACCAGGCCGATTGATAGAATTACAATAATTAGTATCTGTTTCATAAGAGCGGGGCTGGATTTACGTACACAACGACCAGCCCCTTAACCTTATGCTACCGGATTTGGAACAATCGCGGCTAACGCTGCGGATGAACTAACAACGGCCGGAACTGCATTAACAACTGCATCAATGGCGGCTTGCAATGCTGGCGTAACTGAACCTGCGCCGGCTGCGGCTAATTCTGCGGTTAATGTATCAATTGAAGCTTGCAAAGCTGCAACTTGAGTTGTGTGGTTTTGAAGCTCAGAAAATGCTTCTGCTTGGTTGGCTTGAACTGCTGCCAATTGTGAAGAAACTGTTTCTAATGCTAATTGTGCGACATCTTGAGCTGACATAATGATATTTACCTTTTCTGTAAGTGTGTTGATAGAGTCTTGAAGTTGTTTAAACTGTTCGGCTGTTACGCCTTTTACGCTAAAATTAAATGTAAACATAAGTTACCTCTTTATTGCCACTTAATTATAGCATAGTTATATGACTAAATTATTTAGGCGCATCAGGAAGTAAGCCAAGACCACCGTTAACCCCTGCGGCCAAGACTAGTAACTGGCTTACATCACCATGACCAGACCATATCATGATCATTCCTATCGCAAATGTGCCAATACGAATGATACCGCGTTTTGTACTTGCTTCTTTTAAGTCTATTTTCATGTTAGTTAGTCCTTACTAAGTTAACTTCGTTTACTGTCAATGTTGCAATAGTATTACTACCAAGAAATAACTGTATTTGAACTATTGTATTCCATACGGCAATAGCTCCACCTGGATCAACTATTGTTAAAGGGTCTAATTGTTATGGTGCAAGAAACCCCAGACGATGAGCCATGGTAAGTTATAAAGCAGCCCATACGCCGGCACGCCGTAACAAACGGCCTGCTGGCAGGACACCGCCTGTTGAGTTATACATTTCATCGCCGTTAACCGGAATCAGCTGTGCACTTCCATACGTTGAAGCGTTATTCATATTAACCTGGGCGAATGAACTGGGCACGCTTAGTCTATATGTAGGAGTTCCGAACCCGAATAATGCGATTGTTTCAGCGTTAACGGTAAACCCTTGTGGTGCTACTAAATTAAAAAACCCGCTTCCAGCTTGTATAAAGTTACCGCCACCAGAAGCAGCCCATTCAACATTTGCCGAGCAATAGACGTTGACTGTACCAGTTGCCGTTGTACCAGCGCAGTTTATAATTGATGCGCTTCCGATTTTAATATTGTTAAAAGTAGCCTTCAAAGTTCCAATTGCAATATTTCCAATTTTAAGAAGTGAGGCAACTCTATTTGCAGTTTCAGTTGATTGCTTTACCCCATTGAAGGTAATTGTTTCTAGTCCTGCGGCAACGCCATAATCAATTAAAAAACCGCTAGTTGCATCATCAGACGCGCCAACATCTATATCATTAAAAGTAATATTTTTAATAGATACCCCGCCTAAATAAACCCAAGGGCCTTGTACTCCAGCTATAGCTGTTGAGCGATCAATTACTAAGTTTCCAACTGTTCCACCTGTTAACTGTAAAGGAATCTCATTAATTCCCATATATGGGAATCGAGAGTTACTAACGACTATTGATTTTATATTCATTCCTGTTTGTATAATTGCCGCAGTATTTCCAACCGCTCCTAAAGTTCTATCTAAAATAACCTTGTTTGCTGTTCCAGTTCCGGAAAATGAAATATTAGAAGCGGATTTTGTGGTTGTTGGCGAACTCCAAACTATAGGACCATTAACAATTAACATATCAATAGTTGTGCCAGTTAAGCCTGGCCCATCATCCATTACGCGCACTGCCGCCCCAACTGCTGTGCTTGGGTTGTTGTCCATCAATACGCCACGAATTGAGCCTATGCTTATTATGTTTCTAAAAGGACAGCTCACATCTGATGTAATCTTTACCCCGTTTAAAGCATTGTTTACTTTTAAACGCCTAACGTCTATGCCGTCAAAAAAAGTTAATCCATACGGGCTTATAAACTCGTCATAGTTACCGCCCGCCCCTGATGCGTTAATAACGCCTGTAAAGGCAATATAATCATCTGCCTGTTGCGCTCCTGTTGTATATAGTTGAGCATCGCCTCCAAAGAAGTTATCAGCAACAAAACCGTCGCATCCTCCTTCCATCTGTGCACCAACTAAGCAATCAAACGCTGACCACCTATGCACTAAAGATATATCTGTGCAATTGTTTGCATTTAAGCCGCGAATTGATGAGCCACCGATAGGTATTTTTATGGTCAACCCGTTAACAGCTCCAAAACTAGCGGTATTAAACATCATTTGATAGCCTGGCAAAGATGATCCCTGATTAGCTCTATTTCCATCAATAGAGCCTGAGCCGCTTAAAGTTATATTATTGTCATAAGATAAATAAGTTGTTCCTGTTCCTGTTCCAGTTGCACCAGATACGAAATATGTCCATGTATCTAGGGAGGCCTTAACTATCTTAACCATACCTGGCGCAAAAGATGACCCTGTACTACTAGATAAAAATATAGTCCAACCAGGTAGCATCTTATGGGCTACATCAGTAACAGTAATATATCCCGCTGTAGCACTGAATGAAGCGCCTGGAATACTGCGGCGTATGGGAATTATATTATAGTAAGTACCTGTTATGACTGTTGTATTTGATCCAGTAGACGCGTAAGACCAGCTATTTGACGTAACTGCTGTAACTGTAACCTGTCCCCTAAATGATGTATCTGATCCACCAGTTATGTTTAAAAAATCTCCAACTTTTCTTCTGTGTTGATTTTCTTGTACAGTGGCAATATTAGATGCCCTTGAAAAGTTAACTGAACCGGCAACATTGCCGTCATATTTTGAACGTATGACAGGTGTCTGTCTCCCTGTTGCTGAAATTAGATTAGCATTAATTTCAAGTTCAATATTTGAGTAGACAACCAAACTTGGTGATATTGTAGCGGTTCCGCCGTTTATAATTACTTTTTGAAGGCCATTAGTAAACGCATTATCTATAGCAGATTGAATAGATAATGAATTTGTTATAGCTGTTACTGAATCTGATAGATTTGATATTAAAGCCAAACCGCTACCAATAGCAGTCTTTACTCCCAAAGAATTTACAGAATACAAAGTACCGTCTGGTAATTGATAAACACCTTGATCGATGGGTATCGTGCCGATAGTTGGGTACTTAACAACCATCGAAGAAATAGACCCATCGGGTGATTGTGACCCTAATATTTTCTTACCGTCGTCCGAATAAACAAAATCGTCGTTGATTCTCGCCATAAATTAGCCTTATTTAAAAATGGGGGCCGAAACCCCCATGTTGTTATTTTGCTTTAGCGATCTTAACGGGCATTTCTTCAGTTGGTTCATCCACTGATTCCAAGTTGCTACCGGGTAGCCCGTCGAAATCAATGATAGTACCTTCGGGAACCAATGCTTCGTTGATATAAGATTCTTCTAAAACCATGTATTTAGCCATGACAAATAACCTTTAAATAACAGTAAACCCGGATGGGTAGAATTTTTGACCGTCTTGGATGTCGACACCAAAGTCGCCGATCCAAACACCTGTAGCCACCGCACCTACCAATACATATTGCAAAGATAGATACTGTTGACCCAGAGACCCGATTAACGGATTAATATCGATTGCAATCCGTTTACCTGCAACCAAGGACGCGACCGGAATCGCGCCACTGGTTCCGATAACAGTCGGTGAAGCCATGTTTGAAGTGGCCGAAATGATCGCCTGGACTTCGACCGAGGTTCCACCCGTCACTGCAGTCGTAACGATAGCGCGACCGAAAACGTCCTCGCCTTCACCGAGGTCACGAGCTTGCGACAAATCGATAACGTTGGTAGCCAAAACTGTCACACTTGTTCCGGTGACAGTTTGACCAGTGATTGAATTGTCCACCGCACTAATGGACCCTGAAACTAATAAACGCGCATCTTGATACATAACTACTTACCCCCGGATGCTATCTTAAATAAATAAATTTTCATTTTAAAATTCCTGTATACTACACCGAACTTAACGGCAATAAATGGGATCAACATTATGGCAAAACGTTTTAAATCCGACTATGCACCCGAAGAATGGGCAGCATATCTTAAAAAACTCAGACTCAGGCGCTTGGCAAACGTTGACAAAGAACGCGAGCGACTTAGAGAATACAACGCTAGACCGGAAGTAAAAGAACGTCGAAGACTGCACGATGCAAAACACGAGGTTGCCAAGAAACGTCGAGAATATGCCAATTCCAAAAAAGGGAAACAAAAGGCTAAACTGGCATTCCAAGCTTTGAAAAATGACCCTGAGAAATGGAAAAGCCGCCTCGATTACCAACGTCTGAAACGAACGTCTTTCACCAAAGAACTTATCGACTCCCTTATTATTTTTCAAAATAACAAATGTGCAATATGCGAAACTATCTTTGATAATCCAAAAAATATTAAGGCCGATCATGACCATACGACAAACAAACCGCGAGGATTGTTGTGTCATAAGTGCAACATCATCGAAGGGATGATTTGCAAAATGGGATTTACCCCAATGGAATACGCTGATCGGCTCCATAACTATTTATTAAATAATCCGGTTAACTTATTGATTTCTAAATAACTCTAGCCTCAGTGTTCAATATTTGATCCACCTTACGAAGTGGGATACCCTCAAAGGATGCCCACCTCATTGGCGTACCGAATTGATTCGCACCTGCTTCCAGAGCCAACGCATTAACCGATTTTTCCATCGCCAAACGTCGCAGCAAAGAGAACACAGAACGGTTCATATAGAAACAAGGGCGACCCATTCCGAAGTTAGGAATACGGTCAATCGCTCTCAGCATCATGTGAAGAATATTGGTAGCGACTGCGGTAGTTGCCTGGGTGCCGGATAACGCAGCCATTGTTGCCGTATCAATGTTACAAATACGAACCACATAACGCCAATCTTTAACGACCAAACCATTTTTCCATTGGTAATGCGTTTGATAGGCTTTATATGGGTTGTTGTTTGAATCATAAACCGTTAACAAACCGTCGTCGGTAGAAACCAAACCGGCACGCGATCCTTTAGGGAATGGACAGAACACAGTATTTTCGCCCCAAACAACCAAGTAAACCGACGTGTTCGCGGATAACGTGCCGCCTGCGTCAAGGATATTCGCAGCATTCCCTGCACCTGAGATGGTCCCATAGCGACCTGCTAAACCGAGGTATTGACGAGCATCCGTTGCCGGGTTGCCGTATATCATGGTTTTAGCTTGCGTCTGGTTCATAGATTCCATAAACGCAGAATCCTCAGATTGACGGAACGCAGCGGTATTGCCGTTCAAATCCATCAAATCCTTATCGACCGGACTATAGGCTTCCAACATACCGACCGACTCGTCCACTTGCGCGGTAGTCGATTTGGAACGTGGGACACCTTGGTTAATAGAGCGCCAATAGACTGCTGGTAATCCTGTACGGATCGTGACACGGTGGCCGGTCGGCAAGTTGCCTTCCATAAACACAGCATCTTCTAAAATTTCGTTTTGTTGGCTCAATATCTCAGCGATTCGAGTTTCGATCCCGCCGTTTGGCGTGGTTCGTTTTGCCCAATCTGCAAGAGTTAAAGCGCCGTTGGCTAATGTTGCCATGATGACTCCTTAGTTCAAATTTGAGTTAGGGTATAAGAGTTTTGGATCGTTAGTTTTAGTCACTGCGACTTCACCTGTAACAACCGAATCCTCTTTTAACAATAAACCCGCCCGATAAAATGCCCGAATCATATCGGGGTTGTTACCCAGGCCGGTGCTATTGAGTAGCCCCTTAAGTTCTGGCGTTGCAAATGCGTCGATCGCTTTGCTTGCGATTGCCAAATTCTCGTCAAATTTATCACCGCCGAACTCCTTATCGGCTTTAGATTGCGCGGACCATTGTTCGGATACCTTCGCAATCATTTGTTCCTGTGCTTTTTGGTAGAAACCTATTTGCCCCTGCGCTTGTTCTTGAGTCAATCCCAACGACTTGGCCAGTTCTGCATATTCTTTGGCGACTTCCATATCGACCTGAGCACCTTCGGGAAACGTAAACGCTTCGGCAGATACTTCTGCCGGTGCATCTGTTGTTTCCGGTTCAGTGGTTGCCGGTTCCGTTACAGGATCGACGACCGGGGCCGCTGTTTCGGGTGTTACAGGATCGACGACCGGTGCCGCTGCTTCAGGTATTAGAATCGTTTCGCTCATTTTTATCCTTTTCTGTAATCATTTGAATGTAAACATCGGGACAACTATAAAACATTTCGTTTATGTATAGCCCAATCGACCGACGCCCCTCACGGTAGGCCATGATTGATGAATCGCTGTCGAATGTGGACTGATATACGCCACATACTCCCAAGAGACTCGCAACCAATCTGCGACCCTCTTTAGTTGATACAACTGTCTGAAAATCATGCTCGGCTTTTAAACGTTCAAGCTTACGATCTTGTTCGCGCTGTACTAATTCTTCTTCGGTCGGATAGGCGTTTTTCATAATAAAAACTTTACATCAAATTATATAAACCATGCACACGGTTATCGTGTTTGTATCTTTTGGATCGTGTCCGATACCAAGTTACCCGGCGTTGATGATATGTTACCCAAATTATGAGCGGCTTGGCTGGCTTGGAGGATAGCTTCCTGCTTCTGTTGTTGCGCTTGAGCTTGGGAACGCTGCTGACGTATCAAGGCGACTTGTTCCCCAGCAATCATCAATTCGGGATCGACGCCCAACTTATCGCTATAAATCTCTGCCCATTTGTCCTCGTCGAAGTTATCGAGCACGTTCGGCTTGATCGTTGCGAGTTGTCCCATGTTAGTAACAAAGCGATCGATACCAGCGACACTGATCGACTTTTGCGCCTGGGCAAGTATTGACGTGTATTCAACATTTAAGTCATGCCCTTGCAACTCTTGAGGCGGTGGTGGCAATAGCCCACCTGTCAACAATCGCTCGAAAACTGTTTCGACCAATGGATCGAGTAATTCATTGCTTAACCGTTCGATGACTGGTCCGAGCATCAACATTTTTTCCTCGTTACGCGCTGCGACTTCTGTCGCTGTCATTTGACCGTTCGCAGGTTGCGAGGAAATCATCAGGAAAATGTCTTTAAAGAACGCCGAATTGATTCGATGTCGAATATCTTGCTGCGACATTAACAACTCACGAATGTCGAGCTGGACTTCGAAAGCCGTCTTGATTCCCTGTACCGCACTCGACGCGTCATAGTAGTTAATACCGCCGGGAAATATTTCGAGTTCTCGGTTCTTTAAGTAAGAGGGGACTTGTAGCGGAGGGTTAGCTTTGTAGTCGATGGCTTGCATCTTTCTAAATTCCCCCGTCTGCAAGGCTTTAACATCACCGAGGGCATACATGCCCGGACTGGTCCCATAAACGTCAGTACCTGTTATCTTCCATCGTGGCGATACGCAGGGATAGGATTTAAACCCGGATTCCCTCAAATACTTGTCTTGAATGTCGCGTTCGAAATAACAGGACTTCCACGGCATATTTTTTGAGCCGGGCTTCCCGTACTCACGATCACGATCAGCACGCGGTTCGATAGCGTGGACGATTGTTATCCATGCCCCAAGCGCCCCTTTATCGAACAATGCTTGGACATTGGGCGAACAATTTGTATAACCAAATTCTTTAACAATCGCACCGACGGTTTTTTGAAACTCTCGATACAATGTAACCACATCACCTTTCCAGTCCGTATCGATAGAATACTCGCCAATTGTGAAGGATTGCATATGGATGATATTTTTATAATCATCGGCCATGAACGAGGAAGCTGTGCCGAATACGGCGAGTTCTTCATAGATACCATGAAGCGCACGATATACATTTGACTTGGCGAAT